TCTCGGCACTAAGAGAAAGTTACCCTAGTGGCAGCTCTTGGTCGATTAGATTTAGATAACGAAACGGTAACAATTCTGTCTCATCTACCTGATCGTCAATAGTGCGTTTAATGTCGACATATAAATCATCCATAACGCTTGCCTTGATAAATAAATGAGCCATCTTTAGGGTCGATAGGGATAAGTTCAGGCGTGAATCTCTTGCCATACAAAGTGCCTACTACGAATCCCATCTGCCAATTGGCATAACCCTTGGTATAGCCCATTCCAGGGCTTGAAAGGTCTACTAGGTTGCCAACCTCGACTCCCCATACTATGCGCCCGTATCGGCCACCAGAGGCCTCAGAATGGGCAGATAGCCCCAGTCTGTGAGTGTGACCCGACACGATTGACTTACCCATCCGCATTGCGCCATTTAAGGCCGTTTGACCGGGCTTATTAGATAACGGGAACGCATCTCCATGGCAGGTATGCCAGCCTGGAGCAAAGTCAAAACCATTGGGATGGTACTTAATCCCGGCCTTGTCATACCCCATAAATTTATCGTAACGCAGCTCTGGAAGGTTCATAAATGCTGGGAGTCTGCGAGATAGAGACTTATAGACTCGAGCGCCATGATTGGAACCGACTACATCCGTGACACCTAGATACTCGAGAATCTCTAAAGTAAGCTTACGATCCTCATCGATGTTGCCCTCTACTTCTTGCCATGGTTGCGCGAAGCCCCCAAGCTGCGGAAGGTCAATCTCATCGCCGATACAGATGGTTTGGTGAGGCTTGTAGACCTTTAAAAACTTGCCTAGATTTTTGACTGCTGCTTCATGAAAGAACGGGGCTTGAATATCTGAAATCCAAGCAATTCTTTTGACTGTCATTAGTCCTCGTCATCATCCTCGTATGGGATATTGTCTATCCGGTTGGGTAGGTTTGGAATAATCCAGTCCGGGAATGATTCACGATCTGAGAGCAGCCAGAAGGCATGAGTCTCTGTGAATCCTGCCCGGCGTAATGACTTGTAATACTCATTCATAGCAATGCAGTAAGCATCGAGTTTGCTGTAAGTATCTAAGTCTATGACTGGTCGTTTCCTTGCCATAGGATAAGTGTTACTTGCCTAACAGCTCGATGATTGTATCGACACGCGCTTCCAGTCGATTAACCTGATCCTTAATGCTAGAGCCGCCATTGGGCTTAAGTTCATTTAAGTAATGCTTAACTAGAAACTGTAGAAACGCAGCTGTGCCGCCTAGAACAGTAACAATTCCAACGGCAATAGCCGAATAATCTACCGCGCTCATTATTTCTTAGGAGTTGCGTATCCGAACACGCCTGCTAGTACAGCCCAGAGAACTGAGCGATAGTCGAGTGCAAAGTTAGATGCTCCCCATGCAGCTAGGAACGCACCTGCTGTAAGGATTGCTGGATTTTTCATGTTCATGCTGTGCCACCTATCATTGGGATATTAAAGAACGAGCCATCTGCATCGCCCTTCTTAGTGAAAGAAACATGGCAATGCGCGTGGTGCGGATTAATTCCAAAATACTTCCGCCAGCGCCAGCCCATGCGAGGTGAAGCAATTTTTCCTGCGAAAATGATATAGGCAATACGCTTGGACTTATCCTTCTTGGCGAATCGTCGAATCTCATCAGCAAGGTAAGGCATGAGGTCTGGCTTTGCTTTACCAGATAAATCTCGGTCAAGATCGATTGCTCTGACAACATTTCCATGAGCCTTATCTGGATTATGATCCGACTTAGTAGCTTGGTGAGCCAGATTCCCAATCCATCCGTCTGAGGTTCTATCTCTGTCTGGGTAAGAATCATCGACTTGAAGCCTTAACTGTTGTCCAGCTTTACACAATCGGGGTGTGTTCTGCATTGTCGCACTCCCATTGTTTCTTATCATTGTTTAAGATCAATTTATCGTGGCCACAATTAGGCATAGGAGCGATAAACGCATCGTCTACAGGATCATATGTATAACCAATGCCTGCATAGTTATAGCGGATATTGCCGTTATAAGAAGTACGTTTACAAACTTGCCCTCGAAAATTGCCGTACCAAGTCTCAGGCTCTAAACCTTCAATAAGTTCAGATTCATCTATGCCCGTAATAACTTCAGTTACTACATTGTTCTCATCTAAAAATGCGTAATGTGCCATTATGCCCAGCTCACATTTCCTGTGCCAGCAGTAATTGTTGTAACTTTGAATGACCCATCTGTAGCAGTTGAACCAGTTAAACCAGCCCCAACTGTAATTGTAAAATTATTTGGGTAACGCAAAATCACAACGCCTGAACCACCAGCACCGCCCACTCTATTAGTGGCATCTCCACCACCACCACCACCGCCGGTATTAACAGATCCTGCAGTTCCATTTGAGTTGTTGCGCCTTGATCCTGTTCCACCGCCGCCAGTACCACCTGATTTAGCACTGATGTTAAAACCTACCGCACCACCACCGCCACCGCCATAAGTTACAGACGATCCAGTAATTGAAGTTGCTACGCCGTTGCCGCCTGTTCCACTCGATCCAGTAGCACTAGCACCACCACCGCCACCTTCAATGAAATCAGCAGATCCGTCTCCTGAAATATGATTCTGTCCTGCAAAACCTTGATTACTTGTACCAGTGCCGCCTGTTCCGGCTTCAAAACCACCACCACCACCTGAGCCACCCGTAGATCCTGCTCCGCTTGAATCCAAATAAGAGCCACCACCACCACCGCCGGTTGAAGTTATAGTGCTAAAAACAGAATTTGCCCCGTTAGAGCCTTTTGTATTTGTTGCACCTACCGCACCACCACCGCCAACAGTAACCGTGTAATTAGTGCTGAGTCCTACCTTTAACGCTGACTCTAAAGATCCACCGCCGCCAGTTGCCGTAACTGTACATCGAACTCCACCAGCACCACCGCCGCCGGCAGCTGAACCACCGCCGCCACCGCCGCCAGCCACCACGAGATAGTTAACATTAAATCCTAAATTGCCGGAAATAGCCGACGCAAAAATTCCGAGAATTGGGGACATTATGATAAATCGCCCACGATTGTAAATGTATTTGAAGCTGTGCAGATAATTGTGCAAGCAGAGTAACGGGCGCGAAGCACCGGCGCAGCTGCTGTTGCACCAGTTGAAGTAATAGTTACACCAGCCCCAGCTGTAAATGAAGTTAAACCAACGCCAATAGACTGCACATTTATTTGATTCCCGGCAGCAAATACTGACGGCGGAATTGTAACTACGACGGGCGAAGCATTAGATGTAGTAACCAATTTGCCCAAGTCTGCTGCTACAAGTGTGTAGGTAGTTCCGGTTTGAGCGTTAAATGCCAGAGTGGTGTCATCCTGCTCTGTCCATGTAAAGTCTAAGTCTGTTCCAGATGCCTTGGCAAGGACTTGGCCTGTAGTGCCGCCTTTAAGGTCGACCATAGCTGTGTCAATATCTTGGCCTAGTGCAGCGATAGCGGTTGCGCCATCCTTTACTAGATCGGTTGACTGAGGGATATCCCAGCCAAAGTTAGTGGTTGTTGTTGCCATTAGGCTACGACTCCTATCGCTTCATTCCATGTAAGGGTTGGACTTAGAGTGTTCCAAGTCTCTGCTGCATTTACCTGCTCCCATTTTACCGCAACTTGGGAGAAGTTTATTGGAGAAGCGTTGAAAGTCACGCTTAGGTTATTAAGGCTTGCCCGGAATGTCCAGCCCTCGATGTAGCCCTGGAAAGAGCCCAAAGAGATGTTAGGCGGTAAGTTCTGAATCCAGACCGGCTGGCCTAAAAATATGTTGATAAGCGCATCTCTATCGGTATCGTCAATCTCAGGGTTTCCTAGAGTAAAAGTAATGCTTTGAAATTTAGGAAAAGGATTAGCTCTTAATTCAATGTAACGATCTGCCAAGGCTTCGGCATCTACAGTTTTTTTAATGCGAGATAAGTAAGATTCACCGTAAGTGCCATAAACAGATTGGCTAGTTAAATCCTCAGCTACATAGGATTGGTTGCCATTATTATCGTAAATTATGTTGAAGTAGTTTCTAAGGTCTCCAGCGCGAGTGGTCGCAGCTAGTCCAAGGCCATTGGCATGGTTAGCATCTAGGGTGGTGTAGCCGTTAGCCGCTAGGTAATCCTGTCGATGAGTCTGGTCTGCATATCCAATATTGCCGTTAGAATCCTCGTAAAGAACGCCAAAAGCTGAGTTAGCGATATCTGTGCAAAGTGAGTAAAGGTCTGTCTTGCTAGATGATCGTGCAATAAGTTCATAATCGCCTGGTTGGTCAATTTCTCCCAAGCCAATATTTACTGCATTAACCCAAGTTTCCGTAGGGTTATAATTAGCCCAAGTCTGAGCTGCTGGAACCTCGTTCCATTGGCCTAAAAGATATGCTGAGAGAAGTGTATAAATCTGGTCTCCGTCAAAATCTTGTGACAAGATTCCGTTATCAATAATCTTAGGCAATTTAGACAATGCACCAAGAGCTGTAATATTGGCAATGGTTGTATAACCAAGGTCTCCGGCTCTATTAACGGCAATAGTAAAATCTGATATTAGGCCGCCAAAGATAGGGACATAAGTGGCTACAGAATTGGTTACTTCTACAGTAAGGCTAGTTCCTACTGTGAAGTCATAAGAACTGTTATCAAAGTTAATTAATTGCAACTGGCAATAACCTGCAACTGGTTGCTGATTTATGTCAGTACGCCCAGAAGTTACTGTTAGGTTGGCAACGGTAACATCGGTTACTTCATAGCCATCTACCAGAATCTTATAAGTGGGAGTCCAGGCGGTCATGCGTAGATTAAGTTCCCGCCTAGGGTTCCTCGAGCTGAGGAGTCATTAAGAATAGTTACGATCTGGCGGGCTGTTGATTCGCTGTCGATTGCGCCATTGACTGTGATATTAGTGCTGCCTGTGCTGGCATAAATGTATCGTGGAAGCGAAGGTGTCTGTAAAGGTGGGCTTGGAGTAACAGGAGTCGATGGAGATGTAGCCCCTGAAGGTAATGAAGCACCGGATATAAAGTTACCTACTGCTGACCCTGCGCCCTTGATTGCATTTAGGATTCCTGTAATGGTGTCATAAATCTTTGTAATCTTAGAAACGAAACTAGCAAAGGTATCAATAACCCCTTCTAGGATTTTACCTAGAGCCTTAAAGGCTAAGCCTAGAGTTTGACCAATAGCCGGTGCCATATAGGTAACTACGAAGTCTGTAATATTTTTAAGAAGGTTAAAGAATGGGCGCAGCTCGTCATTGTTTTCAGCAAGAGCATTTCTTACAGAACTAAAGGCTGATCGTAAGCCGTTAATGATTGGCTGTAGAACCTTCATAACTGGAGCAAGTTTTTCGCCTAGGTTAGAAGTAAAGTCTTGGATTGCAGGGATAACATTCTTAACTAAAGTCTCGACCATTGGAGTAATGGCATCAAGGATATAAGCGCCTACTGTTTCCTTACCTTCATCGAAGGCTACTGTGAGACGGGCTAACTTTCCTTGGAATGTGTCTGCCTGCTTAGAAGCCTGGTTCTCGAAAGTTCCGGCTAATTTAGCTGTAATCTGGTCGAATGAAAGGCTTGCTAGTTCTGCCTTTGTAATGCCTACACCTAAGCGGCTAAGGCCTGCTAGGTTGCCTTCCTGAGCCTTTGAGAGGCTCTCTGTGACTGCCTGAAGTGACTTACCGCTACCAGCCGCGATATCTAATGCAAGGGTCTGTAATTGCTGCGCCTTGTCTAAATCTTTAGTGGCTCGAGTTAAGCGATCTAACGATGGGCGAAGCTCGTCATCTGCGACACCAGTAGCAAGGGAAGTCTTAAGGATGTAATCCTCTGTGCTGGCTATCTGAGCATCTGTAGCCTTAGTAACATTGCGAAGCGTATTGGCTAACTTGGCTTGGGCTGCTTCATCCTCGATGGCTGACTTAACGCCATCAATGGCTAACTTGCCTGCATAGGCTACGGCTGCTGCTCCGGCTGCTGCAAAGGCCGCTCCTGCTATCTTGCCAAACTTAGCAACCTTATCCCCAAAGGTAGCTACATCTTTATCTGCCTTATCAAGGTTCTTGGTAAAGTTATCGACATCGGCAAGCAGCTTGAGCGTTAATGCTCTTGTACCTGTAGCCATTATGTCCACTCCTTCAAAATCTTATCAAATGATTCAGTCCATCTAGCCACGATCTGCGGTTGAATCTTGCGAAGCGTTGGATAGATAAACCAGCCCTTAGAGCCTCGACCTTCTCGGCCTGACCATACGGGGAACTGCCTAAATTTATTAGAA